ATCCGCACAGGGTAACGGTAAAAATCGCAAGCATTGCAGCATCGGCGGCGAGCGTGATTGCTATGGCAGGAAATACTGTGCAGATGTCTCCGACTGCGCTCCTGTTCGTGCATGATCCCAGCACAATTGCAATGGGAAATGCGCGTGATATGGAGAAAGCAATCGCTACACTCAACGAAGTCAAGGAGTCCATTATCAACGCATATATGGCGAAAACCGGGCTTTCGCATAACCGCATCAGCAAGCTCATGAGCGATGAGACGTGGATCAATGCGAAAAAGGCGGTGGAGCTTGGCTTTGCCGATGTGATCCTCTTTGATGAAAAACATGAGCCGGACAAGAAGGAGGATGAGCCTGATGATCCGGAGGAGGACAAGCCCGAAAAGCCCGACGAGGAAGGCGGTGACGAGGACGGGGATGAAAAGAAGGAAACAGAAAAGAAGCCGTTCAAGTTGGACACCGACGATGCCCTTTGGGAGTACAGTACCCGTGTCATGGGACAGACCATTCTGGGAAAGATCACCGCTTCCGCAGCAACGGAAGGCACAGAGCCGTCCGATGACGGCAAGGCAGATGATGCCCAGAAACCTTCCGAGGAAGGGCTGACCGCACCGACAGTTACAGTGCCGGATATGCCTGTGATCGGCATGGACGGTAAAACCGCAGACGGCGCAATGCCGTATGAAATTCTGAAACAGCAGCTTGCATTTTTGAGATAAGGCTGGCTGTATTTTTATGCGACACCGGATTTTATCCGGAGAAATGGAGAAAAGATATGAGCAAGATCATGGAACTTCGCAGTAAGCGTAATACCCTGTGGGAGCAGACAAAGGCATTCCTCGAAAAGCACCGTGGTGAGAACGGTCTCGTGGAGGCATCCGCAGTTGAGCAGTACAACAAAATGGCCGGTGAGGTGCAGGCTCTCGGTGCAGAGATCGAGCGTCTGGAACAGCAGGCAGCACTGGATGCGGCACTTTCCGCACCGACCAGCAAGCCGGTCACCAATGCACCTGGCGGTACGAAGAAGCAGGATACCGCACCGACTGCAACGGACGAGTACAAGTCCGCCTTCTGGGATATGATCCGCAACAAGGGCGATCAGCTTGCAGTCCGCAACGCACTCTCTGTCGGTGAGGACACCGAGGGCGGATACACCGTTCCGGACGAATTCGAGCGCAGACTAATTCAGGCACTCGAGGAAAACAACATCTTCCGCCAGATGGCAACGGTCATCAAGACTAACAGCGGTACCCGTAAGATTCCCATTGCCAACGATACGATGGAAGCGCAGTGGATCGATGAGGGAGAAGAGATCCCGGAGACCGACACCAGATTCGGTCAGACAACCCTCTCCGCATATAAGCTCGGTACAATGATCAAGATCAGCAATGAGCTTCTGCACGACTCCGCCTTTGACCTCGCATCGTATATCGCTGCACGTTTCGGTGTGGCAATGGGCAATGCCGAGGAGCGTGCGTTCTTCACCGGTGACGGCGACAAAAAGCCCCTCGGTATCCTCGATGAGACCGGCGGTGCAGAGCTTGGTGTTACTGCGGCATCTCAGACTGCGATCACCTTCGATGAGATCTTCGACCTCTACTACAGCCTGAAGTCTCCCTACCGCCGCAACGCACAGTTCGTCTGCAACGAGACCATTCTCCTTCAGCTCATGAAGCTCAAGGACAAGAACGACAACTACCTCTGGAAGCCTTCTCTCGACATCGCAAAGCCGGATACACTGCTCGGTCGCCCCATCCGCACTTCTTCCTTCATGCCCGCAATCGCCAAGGGTGAGCGTGTCCTCCTGTTTGGCGATATGAAGAACTACTGGGTGGCAGACCGTCAAAACCGCACCTTCCGCCGCCTCAACGAGCTGTATGCCCGCACCGATCAGGTCGGCTTCCTCACCACGCAGCGTGTGGACGGCCGTCTGATCCTGCCGGAGTCCGTGAAGGTGCTGAAGATGGCAGGTACGAAGTCCAACACCACGGGCAGCGGCACGACTGGCGGTAACACCGGCGGCAACGGCTGATCGGGAGGTCAGCCATGAATCTGATCTCACTGCCTGAAACAAAAAACTATCTTCGTGTTGACCATTGTGAGGATGACAAGCTCATCCTCACTCTGATCGATACGGCACAGCGGCTCGTAATGGATGTGGGGCGCATGACTGAAAAGCAGTTAGCGGAAAATGAGGAAACCTCCCGGCAGGCTATGCTGTATACTGTTTCGTACCTCTATGAAAACCGTAATACTGCTGATTATCATGCATTGACGCTAACTTTGCGTGCGCTGTTATTTGCACAGAGGGAGGACATCGTCTGATGGAGATCGGGAAACTGAATCAGCGCATCTCGTTTCTGGAGCATCATACCAAAATTGACCGCATCGGCAACCATAAGGCTCAGTGGGAGGAGGTGTTCTCACTCTGGGCATCTGTGACTGTATCCAATAACGGTGCTTCTGAGGAGACGGATACCGGCGTGACCAGAGCGATTCAGAAAATTGAGGTCATCATCCGACAAACTCCGCAGACAAAACGCATGGATTCAACTGTGTACAGAATCCGTTTTGACGGTCTGGATTATGATATCAAGGGCATTGTTCCCAACTATAGCACACAGGACTATATGAAGCTGATCTGCGAATCCAGAAAGGCAGGTGCGAAGGATGACGTCTATTGACGATCTGGCATCGGAGGTCATGAAAGGACTGACGGAGTATGCCGATCTTGCCGATGCGGAAATGAAAAAGGCTGTGCGGAAAACAGCGACAACAGTCAAGAACGAGATATCCGCCAATGCACCCGTAAAAAGCGGGCGGTATAAGAAAAGCTGGGTCACCAAGAAAACAAAAGAGAACAGCCATACACTTGAAATGACAGTGCATTCCAAGAACCGCTATCAGATCGCACATCTGCTGGAACACGGTCATGCGAAAAGGGGCGGCGGCAGAGTTGCGGCTATCCCGCATATCGCTCCTGCCGAAGCAAACGGTGCAGATATGCTCGAAACGCTCATCAAGAAGGAGTTATCGTGAGCTACGAAGAGATCAATGAGATGATGCAGGAGATCGGGCTGCCCTTTGCGTATCATCACTTCGCAGAGGGTGAAAGCCCCGATCCGCCCTTCACATTGTTTCTGTCTCCCGGCGAGGATACCTTTTCCGCAGATAATTTCATGTACCACAGCTTCAAAGAGCTGCACATCGAGCTTTATACGGATGAAAAATCGCCGGATACGGAACAGCGTGTGGAGGAAGTGCTGACACAGCACAACATCTATTACACAAAATCTGAGGTATGGATAGAGTCTGAAAAGCTCTACGAAGTCCTCTATATCATGGAGGTATGAAAAAATGGCACTTCAGAAAAACAAAGTCAAGTTCGGTCTGAACAAGGTTCACTGGGCAAAGATCACGGCATGGTCTGATGAAGGCGTGCCGACATTCGCAACGCCTGTGCGTCTACCCGGTGCTGTCTCTCTGAGCATTGACGCAAACGGCGAGAACGAGAATTTTTACGCCGATAACTGCGTGTACTACGTCATCAACAACAATGCCGGCTACGATGGTGATCTCGAAGTCGCACTTATCACCACAGACTTTGCAACGGCGATCCTCGGCGAGCAGCTCGACAGCAAGGGTGTTCTCGTGGAGCGCAACGATGCGGAGACCTCGCAGTTTGCACTGATGTTCGAGTTCGATGGTGACAAGAACCACATCCGTCATGTGCTGTACTGCTGCTCGGCATCCCGTCCGGCAACTGAGGGTGAGACCACTGAGGAAAGCAAGTCTGTCAAGACGGAGACACTCAGCCTCAAGGCAACGGCGCTCCCGTCCGGTCTGGTGAAGTCCAAGACCTGTGAAAGCACCGACCAGACGACCTATGACAACTGGTACAATGCGGTGTATATCCCGACCGCTGCGACCGCAAACAACAGCACCGGCACACGTTCTGCATCTTCCACCAAGAGCAGCACAGCCGCATCCACTACAACTGACTGATTCGGAGGGTAAAGAATATGGCTATCAAGAAAATCATCACTGTTGACGGCATCGAGGTTCCTTTCAAGGCGAGCGCAACCCTGCCTCGCCTGTACCGCGCCAAGTTCCGCAAGGACATCTTCAAGGATTTCGCCGCACTGAAGGACTCTGTGGACGAGAGCGATGAGCAGGATTCCGGTCTCGGCATCGAGAGCCTTGAGGTGTTCGAGAACATCGCATGGACGATGGCAAAGCACGCCGATCCGGAGAATGTTCCCGACAGCCCGGATGACTGGCTCGAACAGTTCAACTGTTTCTCGATCTACGAGGTTCTTCCGCAGCTCTTCGAGCTTTGGGGCATGAATCTGGAGACACAGGCAGAGTCAAAAAAAAATCTCGCCCAGTTGACCGCGAGATGACAACGCCGCTGTTCCTCCTCCGATGTGTGCAGATCGGGCTGACACTCTCCGACCTTGATCTGCTCACCATCGGAATGGTCAACGAAATGTTTATCGAAAGGGACAATGATGAAGCGACTTACAGCTACAAAGCGACTCAAATCGACATGGATAAATTTTGAACCGTTCAGCAGTCTGCTGCGGATACTCCTCGGACTTTCAATTTACTCCTTCGGTGTATATCTGACCATCTATGTCAATATTGGGCTTGCACCGTGGGACTGTCTCGCTGTGGGGATATCCCGTCATGCACCGCTAAATTATGGCAGTGCTATGGTGGCGATATCTCTCACGGCGGTTATATTACAGCTACTCTTGCGTGAGCGTATCGGCTTTGCAACGTTGCTTGACGCCGTTATCACCGGGAATCTGACACAGCTTTTCTATCATATTTCTCCCTATCCCGAAAACCACAGCCTTTGGCTCGGAATCGTATATATGCTGTTCGGCTTCCTGTTTATTGCTCTGGGAATGTATGTATATATGAAGGCGCAACAGGGCTACGGTCCGAAGGATGGGCTACTCATAGCAATCGGGAAACGGCTGCCTAAGATACCCATAGGTGTGGTTGAGATACTGCTGTTTGCCTTCGTTACACTGATCGGTTGGCTGCTCGGCGGCGCTGTAGGTATCGGTACACTCATTTCTATCTTCGGTGCGGGTGCTGTGATGCATCTGTTTTATATGCTCATTCATTTCGAGCCGAGGGCATTGCACCACAAAAGTATATCCGAAACACTGCGCGGGAGATAGCATTATTATACACCAGCGCATAGGCTTTGTCCACCTACCACAGTTGGTATTCACTGAATTCCGTGTGTAACACGATCCTCGACCTCAGCTCTTTTGCCGTTATTGAAACGGTCGAGAGAGCCTACGAGGTAGCCGGTAATGCGGCGGACTCTGTCAAACGGGATATCTGCAAATTCGTATTTCAGGTCTACAAAGTCGCCGTCCGGTGTGATCGTCATTTTATTGATGATCTTATCCGGATATATTTCCTTTGCACGAGCGATATATGCGTCAATTTCCTGCTGCGGAATCTGCTGTCCGATTACTTCTACTTTCATTTTATATTCACCTACAAGTTCAATTTATTCATAGAAAGTCCCCACCGGGGGTACAGAGGTGGTAGCATCGCCCGGCAGGGACTATATCTATTATAATGTATACCTCGGAAAAAGTCAACTGAAAATGGGAGGTGTTTCTATGGATGAAATCTGGAAACCAATCCCCGGATATGAAGGATATTATGAGGCGAGTAGCTGTGGGAGAATCAGGAGTGTTGAACGCTATACCAGAAACAGGTGGGGTGGGTACACGCATCGAAAAGCGCAGCTAATGAAGTGCCGAATAGTAGCAAACGGCTACGCTCATGTAAAGCTGACTAAAAACGGGCAAAGCGCGGAACCGTTAGTTCACAGGCTGATTGCAGATTCTTTTTTACCGAATCCCACCGATTTACCACAGGTTAATCATATCGATGGTAATAAAACAAATAATGCTGTTTCAAATCTTGAATGGTGTACTGGATCTGACAATCAGCTTCACAGCCGACGAATATTGAAAAGAATATGCGGAAAGAAGCATAAACCTGTTATTTGTCTGGAAACTGGAATTTGCTATGAAACTGCACACCATGCCGCCCGCGATATGGGGCTAAATCCTGCTGGCATTTACTATGTATGCGAAGGCAAAAACAAGCATACTCATGGACTTCATTTCTCATATATCTAGCCATAGACTGGGGGTGATGCTATATGGCAGGCAGAATTAAAGGGATCACAGTTGAAATCAATGGTAACACAACCGGTCTGCAAAAAGCCTTACAGAACGTAGATAAGAACATCAAGAACACGCAGACACAGCTCAAAGACGTCGAAAAGCTGCTGAAGCTCGATCCGAAAAATACAGAGCTGCTTGCTCAGAAGCAAAAGCTCCTCGGAGATGCTGTCAAAAGTACAAAGAAACGACTGGATACCCTGAAAAAAGCCAGCGAGGAAGCCGCCAAAACCAAAGACAACTATGATGCTTGGAAGGCAAAATACGATCCGATCAAACAGAAGATCGGTGAGACCGAAACCAAGCTGAAAGAGCTGAAGGAACAGGCGAAAACCGCTGATGAACAGCTTTCAAAGGGTGAGATCTCGCAGGAGAAATATGATGCCTTGCAGCGTGAGATCAAGGAAACATCTGACGAGCTGACATCTTTGAAGCAGTCCGCTAAGGATGTATCCGATGAGTTTGGCAACCCGATCAGCCCGGAGCAATACGATGCCCTTCAGCGTGAGATCATCGAGACCGAGCAGGAGCTTCAGAATTTGCAAACGGAGGCAACCAAATCCCAAGAGGCTCTTGTGAAAATCGGTCAGGCGGGAGAAACGCTCGAAAAGGTCGGCGGCAAAATCGCCGATGTGGGCGAGACACTGACTACCCATGTGACTGTACCTGTTCTCGCCGCCGGTACTGCCGCTGTGAAAACGGCATCGGATTTTGATACTGCCATGAGCAAGGTCGCCGCTGTATCCGGTGCGACCGGTGATGAGCTGCAAGACCTGAGAGATAAAGCCCGTGAAATGGGCGCAAAGACAAAATTCTCCGCATCCGAAGCCGCGGAAGCCATGAACTACATGGCGATGGCAGGATGGAAAACGGGAGATATGCTTGACGGTATCGAAGGTATCATGAACCTTGCGGCGGCGAGCGGTGAGGATTTGGCAACCACATCGGATATCGTCACGGATGCTCTGACCGCTTTCGGACTGACAGCCGCTGACTCCGGGCATTTTGCTGATGTACTGGCGGCAGCAAGCTCGAATGCGAATACAAATGTGTCCATGATGGGTGAAACCTTCAAGTATTGTGCGCCTGTTGCAGGTGCGCTGGGTTTCTCCTGTGAGGACACTGCCGAGGCGATCAGTCTCATGGCGAACAGCGGTATCAAGGGTTCACAGGCAGGTACGGCGCTCCGTTCTATGATGAATGCGCTTGCCGGAGAAGTAAAATTCTGCGGTGATTCCTTCGGAGAGATTGAGATCGCTACTACCAATGCAGACGGCTCGATGCGTGATCTGAACGATATCCTTGCAGACTGCCGGGTGGCATTCTCACAGATGTCGGAATCGGAACAAGCATCTGCGGCACAAGCACTTGTCGGCAAAAATGCAATGTCCGGTTTTCTTGCAGTTATGAACGCCGCACCCTCAGATATTGAGAAGCTGAACAGTGCGATCAGCACTTGTTCCGATGAAGTGGACGGCTACAACGGCGTTACCGAAAAAATGGCCGCTGTCATGCAGGACAACCTCGGCGGTCAGCTCACCATTCTGAAATCGCAGCTTGAAGAATTAGCCATTTCCTTCGGTGAAATTCTTATGCCTGCGATCCGTGCTATCGTTAGCAAAATTCAAGCTCTGGTAGATAAGCTGAATCAAATGGATCCGGCGACCAAAGAAACGATCGTCAAAATCGCTCTGGTAGCCGCTGCACTGGGTCCGCTTTTAGTCGTTGTCGGCAAAACAATGGTCACAGTCGGCAAGCTCATGCAGTTCATTTCCAATCTGCCGACCATTATTGCAGGTGCAAAGGCGGCATTCAGTTCGTTCGGTGCTGCTATCGGCGGTATCTCTGCGCCCGTGGTCGCTGTCATTGCGGTTATCGCTGCTTTGGTAGCGGCTTTCGTACACCTGTGGAAAACAAATGATGAATTCAGAGCGAAAATCACGGCGATCTGGGAGCAGATCAAGGGCATTTTCTCCGGCTTCTGTCAGGGAATTGTTGACCGTCTCAATGCTTTGGGCTTCGATTTTGAGAACATCGGCGAGGTCATCAAGGCTGTATGGGACGGACTCTGCAAGTTCCTGAAACCGATCTTTGAGGGGCAGTTCCAGCAGATTGCAAATATCTTCAAAGCCGTGACAGACATCATCCTGAGTGTTCTGGATATTTTCGTCGGCATCTTCACTGGTGACTGGAGCCGAGTGTGGGACGGCATCAAGGGTATCTTTTCTGCTGTATGGAATTTCATCAAAGATACGCTGAAAAATGCGCT